TTTAGATAAAGCATTAGAGGATAATGAAGAAACAATAAACAAAGTTGCTAGGGCAATAGGAAAGGGTTTATCTGATGCGGTTATTTTAGCAGGGAAAGCTGTGACATTCATTTCTGATAATTTTCAGATATTCAAAGCTCTAGGAATGGCTCTTGTCGTTGCAAAAATTTCAAGTGCATTTTTAGGTTTAGCACGTTCTTTGAGTTTAGCGGGCGTTGGTATGGTTAAACTTAGTAGAATATCAAAAAGCACTGGTTTAGTTGCTCTTCTTGCTTTAGGGGTCGGTGCGTTGGAAGCAACAGGAAAATTAGAAAAATTATTTAGTGTTTTCCAAAAAGAAAAAACATTAGAAGACTTTAAATCAGATGTCGAAGCTATAACATCACAACTTGCCACTTTTTCAGATAATAGTGCTAGTGGGTTTGATGCGGTTAGGGAGTCTTACGAAAAACTTAGAGATGAAATTAAAGGTCGGATTGACGCTTTTGATAACAATTTTGACAAAATAACCAACCCTTTTGAATCAGATAAAACATTTGAAGCGACAAAAGAATTAAGAGAATTAGAAAAAGTATTAAAAGATTTAGACCAAGCTTATATGAATGTTCCTTTAGAAGTTATTGAAGTAGGTTTAGATGGAGTTACGGAGTCAACAAAAAATCAAGGTAAAGCAGTAAAGGAACTAACAGGGTTTTATGAAAATTTAAAAAAAGGTTTTACAGATGCTTTCTCAACGCAAAAAGAAATGTTCAAAGAAATACAAGATATTGGTGCATCTGCTTTTGAGGGGTTAAAACAATCACTAACCGACTTTGTTATGACAGGTAAACTTAGTTTTCAAGATTTAGCCACTTTTATTGTAAGAAAAACTGTTGAAATGCTTATTGGAGAAGCAATTCAGATGGCATTTAAAAAAGGGTTAGCAATGTTTAAGGCAGATGCTATTAAAAAGGCATTCATAAGCTTATATGAGGGTGCAATGAAGACTTTTGCGTCTATACCTTTTCCATTCAATGTTGTGGCTGTAGGGGGTGCGTTAGCGTTTGGAGCAGGGATAATAAATAAGATTAAAGGTTTTGAAAAAGGTGGTAGACCGCCAGTAGGACAACCAAGCATTGTCGGTGAAAAGGGTGCAGAACTCTTTGTACCAGACCAAGCAGGTACAGTAGTACCAAATGACAAGCTAGGCATGGGTAAAGAGGTCACAGTTAACTTCAATATAAGCACAGTAGATGCTAGAGGTTTCAACGAATTATTGGTTAATAGTCGTGGAACTATAGTAAATCTTATTAATAGTGCGGTAAACGAAAAGGGAAGAATGGCGGTAATATGAGTGGAGCATTACCATTAACAAACTTTACAGCTATAAATATCAAGAGCAATCAAAAGACTCTGGTAAGCGATACCGATAGTGGAAAGACATTTAGACGACAGGTGCAAGGTCAACGCTTTAGTTTTACTCTTTCATATCCTCCCATGACTAGAGCAGACTTTGCACCACTTATGGCATTTATTATGAAACAGAGAAATAGAAAAGAAGATTTTACAGTAACCTTCCCATCATTTCTGAACGCACAAGGAAACGAAACCGCTACTTTATTAGTCAATGGTTCACACTCTGTTGGCGATACTACAATAGCCATTGATGCGTTCAATGCAGATGGTGCAGGTAGATTAAAAGCAGGTGATTTTATAAAGTTCGCACACTCTAAAGTCTATATGGTTGTTGAAGATGTAACTAGTTCTAGTAATGCGTCAACAGTCACTATAGAGCCACCATTAAGAGAAGCGTTAGCCGATGATAGTGCGGTTACCTATGACTCAATACCTTTTACAGTCCATTTAACAAGTGATGTTCAAGAGTTCGCAACAGGACAAAATGACAAGGATGGAAACTTATTATTTAACTATGAGTTTGATGTAATAGAGAGTTTATAAATGGCTAGAGGTTTAACAAGTGCGGTCAAAACAGAACTAGCTACAGGCAATATAAACCCAGTATTACTTATAGAAATAGAGTTTTCAACGCCAGTATATTTAACCAATGCTAGTTTTGACATTACATCTAGTGTTAGTGGCACATCAAGAACCTACGCATCAAACGGACATCTAAGAGGTATAACAGGCGTAAGCGAAACAAATAAGCCAACTAAAAACTCATTAGCACTTACGTTATCTGGTGTAGACCAAACATATATTGCTATCGCACTAAATGAAAACATAATAAATAAAGAAGTCTATGTTTACAGGGGGTTTTTAGACGCAAACCAAGCAATAATAGCTGACCCATTTTTATTATTTTTCGGAACTATTGATGAATTTAGAATAAAAGACACTACAACAAAAGCCACTTTAGTCTTAAATATCACATCACATTGGGGAAACTTTAGCAAAACAAGTGGTCGAACAACTACCGACAATTCACAAAAAAGATTTTTCAGCGGTGATAAGGGAATGGAATTTTCCGCTTTATCTGTTAGAGATATCAAGTGGGGTAGAGAATGACAAGTGTCCATTTATATCAAGCAGAACAAAAAGACTTTGAGAATGTCTATGATTTACTTATTGAGTTCAAAGAATTTGACTTAAAAGATGCACAATTACCAGACATAGATAAAGATAAGTTAACAAATTGCATCAATGTAATATTAAAAAAAGGTAAGATAATATTAGCGAAAGACTTAGATAAAAAAGAACTTATGGGATTGTGTATGTTTCATAAATCAGAATATTGGTTCAGTAAAGAGCAACTTATGAGTATTCATGTTCTTTATATCCGAAAAAGTTTTAGAAATTATAAATTAGTAAAAACAATTATTGATTCGGTCAAAAACGTATCGGAGGGGCTGCCTATAAATCTTTCTGTAACGTCTGGATTGCATATAGACCCGGTGTTTGAAAAGCTAGGATTTCAAAATATGGGTAGTAACTGGAGATTGCTTTAGATGTGTGATTTAAGAGATATAACAGATGGTATTGGCGATTTTGTTAGGGATGTAGTTGGTTTTGTTGAAGACGTTGTAGAGGTTTTTGTAGACGTAATTGAAGAAGTTATTGGGTGGATTGTACCCCAACCAGAAATACCAGATTTCGGTGACCAAGACGTAGAACAAAACGCAAAAGGGGTTTTGGTAAACAAGTTTAGTGCTAATGCTCATATCCCTGTTGTATATGGCACAAGAAAAGTCGGTGGTAATGTCGTTTTTTTAGAAACATCTGGTGCGGATAATCAATATTTGTATATGGCTCTGATTCTAAGTGAGGGTGAAATAGATAGCGTACAGAGTTTATTTGTAAATGACCAACAAGTTACTTTATCTGGTTCATTAACTGATGGAACACGTAGAACAGTGTCAGCTAGTGACGCTAATTTTTATGATACTGAAAATTCCAATAGTTTGATAACAGTAGAAGCGTTTTTAGGAACAGATACGCAAACAGCGTCTTCTTTATTAGATCAAAGACAATCATGGACAACAGACCACAGGCTTAGAGGATTAGCCTATCTTGCCCTTAGATTTGAATGGAACGCTGACAAATTTGGTTCTGTACCCAACGTTCAAGCTATTATAAAAGGCAAAAAGGTTTACAATCCAAACTTAGATACAACTGTAACTGGTGGCAGCGGAAGCCATAGAAAAGACACAAGTTCAACTTGGGCGTATTCCGATAACCCAATACTGCAAATGCTAGACTATCTTAGAAACGATAGATTTGGCATGGGTATAACAAATAGCTATTTTGATAGTAATTTTGCCGATTGGCAAACAGCAAGTGATGTATGCGATACGAATATTACCCCCTTTAGCGGTGCAAGTCAGATAGACTTGATGGATAGCCACATTGTTGTCGATACGTCAAAAAAAGCCATTGATAATGTTAAAGAGTTTGTAAAGGGGTCACGTTCTTATCTAAATTTTTCTGGTGGTAAGTATAACATATTAGTCGAAACAACAGGTACAGCGTCTATAAGCCTTACTGAAGATAATATTATAGGCGGTATCCAAGTAACCAGTAAAAATAAAAACTCACGCTACAACAGGGTCATAGTGAACTTTGTAAACCCCAACAAAAACTATCAAGCTGATTCCGCACAATTTCCACCAGTAGATGAAACAGGTTTAGCTACAGCCGACACTTTTGATGCTATGAAAACAGAAGATGGGGGGATATTACTTGAAGGGCGGTTTGACTTTCCAATGCTGAATAACGTGCATCAAGCACAAGAAATGGCAGAAATAATACTAAGACGCTCAAGAACTAGCCTAGATGTTTCAATTAAAGCAGATGCAACAGCCTTAGATTTATCGATAGGTGATTTGGTTAATATAACCCATGCAACTCCCGGTTTTTCCGCAAAAGCCTTTAGAGTTCAAGGATTGAGCATAGGCACAGACCATACAGTCAGTCTACAGTGTTCAGAGCATCAAGATAGCTTTTATGCATTTGGTCTACAATTAGCACCGCTAGAAATACCAGATACAAGCCTACCGAACCCCTTCAGTGTTCAAGCTCCTGTAATAACAGTTACCGATGAACTTAGAGTGCTGAATGAAGAAGCTATAAGTGTTTTGGTGGTAGAAGCCACAACCGCAGATTTATTTGCAACAGATTTTGAAGTACAAGCGAAAAAAAGCACAGATACGAATTTTATCAATCTAGGTAAAGCCAGTGGACGTAGATTTGAGTTAATAAATGTTGAAGATGATGCGATTTATAACGTAAGGGCAAGAACAGTTAGTTCTAT